ACGCAGAGCCAACGATGCCGCCCGAGTCAGAGCCAGAAAGATGGCTGAGTTGGTTAATCTGGTGATTGGAATTGTGCTGGTCGTGCTTTTGGTGCCGCCGTTGATCTGGTTGGTGATCCAAGGGGTCATGTTTGCAAAGGACAAATGATGAATTGGTCAGATGTACTCAAGGCAGTTATCCCAGTAATTGTGGCATCCTTGGCTTGGTTGCTCGGCCAAGTGTCCGATTTCTCTTTGCGCCTTACCAAGATTGAAGGCTCCATGCCTGCCCTGATCACAAAAGAAGGGGTGCCGACCGACAGCCCTATTTCAGCCGAACGCAGACATGCCCTGAAAGAAGAGATTTACAGGGACATCCACGCCCTACAAGTCAAAGTTCAATTGCTCGAAGAGCGTGAAAAGATGGGGAAAAAGTAATGCTGACACTGTTCTCAACTCTCATTTCGTTCCTGATCGGCGGTTTGCCCAAACTGTTGGATTTCTTCCAAGATCGGGGAGACAAAAGCCACGAGATTGCCTTGGCGCAACTCCAAATTCAACGGGAAATGGAACTGCGCAAACTGGGCTTTGAGGCTCAGGAGCGGGTTGAACACATCAAGACCGAGCAGGTCGAACTGGAAACCAAGGCCAGCGTGACTCAGGCAGTTATCGGTGCCCAGCAGGCAGAACTTCAAGCCCTGTATGCCCATGACACGGCGCTCAATGAGGGTACAAGCCAGTGGATGAAGAACCTACGTGCCAGCGTGCGGCCTGTGATTACCTACGGGTTTTTCCTACTGTTGTGCGGGATTGATGCGGCTTTGATCTACCACGGATTTACCAATAATGTCGGTTTTCAAGATATGGCCGACCAACTCTGGGATGACGAGACTCAAGCCCTGTTTGCCAGCATCATTGCCTTTCACTTTGGTGGTCGGGCGTTTGGCAAATGAATGTGTCACCCAAAGCCGTGGCAATGATCAAACACCATGAGGGTGTAAGACAAAAGCCGTACAGATGTCCAGCCAAACTCTGGACTGTAGGGGTTGGCCACGTTCTTTACCCTGAACAGGGCAAGTTGCCCATTGACCAGCGGGACGCTTTCAACATAAAGATTGAGGATTTCCGAATCTTCAGTATGGAGGAGGTAGATGCCATACTTCGAGCCGATCTGGAGCGCTTTGAGCGAGGCGTTGAGCGGTATATCACTGTTCCACTTACACAAGGCATGTTTGATGCTCTTGTGTCTTTCAGTTTTAACGTCGGTTTGGGAACACTCCAGCGTTCGACGCTTCGTCAAAAGCTCAACCGGGGCGATAAAGAGGGTGCTGCTGAAGAACTCTTGAAGTATTGCATGGCTGGTGGGAAAATACTCAAAGGGTTGCAAAACCGGCGGATTGACGAACGCGCCCTGTTTTTGTCGTAGGATCAACCATGCCGCTCAAAAAGATCATGTTCCGACCGGGGGTAAACCGGGAAAACACTCGCTACGCAGCCGAAACCATGGGTGCAGGCGGCTCGATGGCTGTTCAAAATGCCACCGCTGGCTGGTACGAATCGGACAAGATTCGCTTTCGTGCGGGTACCCCTGAAAAAATTGGCGGTTGGCAGCGCATTTCGACCAGCACGTTCTTGGGTGTGTGCCGTTCTTTGTGGAATTGGGTGACGCTTGGACTTGTGAACCTGCTTGGCGTTGGCACAAATCTGAAGTTCTACCTAGAAAAAGGTGGCGCGTATTACGACATCACCCCCATCCGTGCAACTTCAACCATCAACAACAACCCGTTTGCGCTGACGGCGTCGACAACTGTAACGGTAACTGACACGGCACATGGATGCATAACCGGAGATTTTGTTACGTTCAGCGGGGCAACGGATATCGGCGGTGTGGGTACAAACGTAATTGCGTCGATACTCAACCGGGAATTTCAAGTAACCGTACTCAGCGCAAACACATACACAATACAAATTGCTGTGGTGCCTAACGCCACGGCGTTGGCTGGTTCCCCCGGTGGCGGAGCATCGGTTGTTGCGGCGTATCAAATCAATACCGGTGCGGCCTACGCATTACCCAGCGTTGGTTGGGGGGCTGGCACATGGAGCACTGGCCCTTGGGGGGTTGGGTCTTCTTCTATAAGCAGTATCCGACTATGGAGTCAATCAAACTGGGGCGAAGACTTGGTGTTTGGCCCTCGCGGTGGGGCTATGTACTATTGGGACGCCACTGGCACCACATCTACTCGTGGTGTGCTGCTAAGTAGTTTGGGTGGAACAGTCACGCTCACAATTGCGTCTCCTTGCGTAATTACACTGACTGAAGCACTGCCGACTGGGACAGGCATCCAGCTTGCTACGACTGGGGCTTTGCCGACTGGATTGCTCACGGGTACTACGTATTATCTTGAGAATGTGCAGGGACTGACTGCAAATTTGTCTACCACCCCCGGCGGAGCGTATATCAACACTTCCGGTACGCAGTCTGGAGTGCAGAGCATTTCGGTTCTTGAAGATGTGCCCAAGGTGCAGAACTTGATTTTTGTGGCCGACGTCAACAGGTTTGTGTTTGCCATGGGTTGCAACGATGTTGGTAGCGCTATCCAAGACCCCATGCTGATTCGTTGGTGTGATCAAGAATCTATTTTGGTGTGGTACCCCCAGCCCACAAATCAGGCTGGGAGTGTGCGGCTTTCTCACGGCTCACGAATTGTTTCTGCTATTCAGACCCGGCAGGAAATTGTGGTGCTGACTGATTCCACAGTTTATTCTTTGCAATATGTAGGTGCTCCAATTGTTTGGAGCACTCAGTTGCTTGGAGACAACATATCTATCATTGGCCAGAACGCAATCGCACAAGCAAGCAACGTTGTTTACTGGATGGGCGTGGACAAGTTCTACAAATACGATGGTCGCGTCCAAACCCTTCGTTGTGATCTGCGCCAGTATGTGTTTAGTGACATTAACCTGACTCAGGCGGCTCAGGTTTTTGCAGGCACAAACGAAGGCTTCAACGAAGTTTGGTGGTTCTACTGCTCAAACAACAGCACTGTTGTCGATAAGTACGTCGTCTATAACTACTTGGAGGACGTGTGGTATTACGGCACCATGGGGCGCACTGCTTGGCTCGACACTGGCTTGCGCAATTACCCCGTTGCGGCTACATACAGCTACAACATCGTCAATCATGAGCTTGGGAACGACAACAACGAGACCAGCGCATCATTGCCGATAGAGTCTTATGTGGCTTCTGCCGAGTTTGACATTGACGACGGGCATAACTTTGGGTTTGTTTGGCGCTTGCTGCCAGACTTGACGTTCCGTGGGTCTACAACCAGCAACACTCCGCAAGTCACAATTTCGCTGATTCCAATGCAAAATAGCGGCTCTGGGTACTACAACCCTCGATCTGAAGGCGGCAGCGACCAAGCCAGCGTACAAAGGATTGCCACTGTGCCGGTGGAAGAGTTTACGGGGCAGGTGTATATACGAGTGCGCGGCAGACAAATGGTGTTCAAAGTCGAGTCCACGCAGTTGGGAACTGCATGGCAACTTGGCGCACCTCGGATTGACATTCGACCGGATGGAAGACGTTGAGCATGGCGAACCAAAGCCTTGACATTCCAGCCGCGCCAAACTTGCCTTTGGCTCCGGTAGAGTACAACCGTCCGTATGTTGACCAACTAAACAGCGTTCAGCGTCTGTTTTATAACCGGCTGGTCGACAACGTACAACGCTTGGCAGGGCCGGGCGGCTCTCGCTTTTTGAGCTTTCCGTACGCTGCAATTCAACGCACCACTGACCTGACGTTTACGGCCAACACCCCTACATTGGTGACGTTTGACCAAAATGACTTTTTAAACTTCACGACTAACACCGGCACGGATGGCATTGTTGTCGACTACGCTGGCATCTACAACTATCAATTTAGCATACAGTTTGCTAATACCGACACGCAAATACACACTGCATGGGTTTGGTTGCGCGTAGACGGGGTAGATGTACCCGGCACAGCGAGCAAATTCGATATTATTGCCAGACATGGCGGTGTAGACGGATACGTCATTGCTGCGTGCAATTTTTATGTCCAGCTCGCCACTGGGCAGCACGTTGATCTGTATGCTGCGGTGAACAATGCGGGTGTCTATATGGAAGCATATGCCGCCCAAACGTCACCTTTTGCCCACCCTGCCATACCTTCCGTTGTGGCAACTTTGACTTTTGTGAGTGGTGTATGAAAGAAATGCAGCCCTACGAGATTATTGAAAAGTCTGACGAAGTCAAAGACTCGGACATGGATTGGAAAAAGATATACGCAATTGTCTTGGCTTCTGTCCAAGCAAACCAATATCGTGTAATGCGTAACGGCAACACTTTATTTTGGTACAAAATAGTCCAGCCAAAAGAAGCGCAGGTGTTTATTTTCAATGCAGATACCCACAAAAATTTGATCCGTAACTTTAAAGAGTTTGCTCGGGCAATGGACATCGCCGGGTTCAGAAAAGTGTACGGTGACACAGAAAATGAACAAATGCTGGAAGTAATTAAGCGTCTTGGGTACCCCGTAGAAGTTGAACCTACTGGCGAAGTGCGTAATGGCAAGCCTGTCTATAGGGGGACTGTAAATGTGTAAGCCCGCACAGGAACTGAGTAACGCAGTAGACAGCATTGGCAGCGCAGCCAGCGGCATCATTGATAGCGTAGGGAACTCAGTTGATGCGATTCTGAGCAACCCCCTGCCTATCATTGAGACCGTTGCGCTCACGTATGTTCTTGGGCCAGAAGGGTACGCCATAGCGAGCGCCTCGAACGCGCCGATCATTGCAAGTGCTGCCGTATCTGCCGCTAACGGTGGGAACATTGAAAAAATTGCTCTGTCTGCGGCAACAGCCTACGCCGGAGCCCAAGTTGGCCAAGCTGTGGGTTCTCAATTCGCCCCAACCGTTGAAAAAATTGATCCTGCGTTTGCTGATCAGGCGTTGGTTCAACGCGTTGTTACAAGCGCATCAGGTGCTGCGGCTACTACTGCGCTTCGTGGCGGCAATCTTACACAGATTCTGAACTCGGCTGTGTCGTCATCTGTTGCTCCTATGGTGCAACAAGCACTGGTCAAGCAAGGGATCAACCCCGGTACGCTACCAAGCAACCTAATATCAAACGCAACGAGTGCAGCGACAAACGCTATTTTGGGCGGCAGGTCTATATCTGACGCTGTTATGAACTCTGTAGCAGTGACTGGTTTGACTTCGGCCATTAGCTCTGGGCTCGACAAACTAAAACAAAGCCAAACAACACTTACAAATAATGCCAATACGCTCAACCAAAAAAGCGCGGCGCTCGATAGCTACTACACAAACTATGTAGAACCTTTGCAAAACCAAGCAGTAGCGCAGTATTCTGAGCTGCAAAACATACAACAACAATATGCAAGCCAGTACACCACATATAAGAGCGCATATGACAACTACACTGAACTTTCAAACGCATACAAAGACCCTAATTGGTGGCATAACAATGGCTACATGCAGGTCGGTTCTACTGATGACTTCGCAGGTACATGGCTAAAAGTAGTTGGGTTCGACACTCTTTCGGGTTACGACTATGAATCTGGTGGTAATTATAGCTATCAAGTCCCTAAATTGGGAGAAGCTGCGCAGTATCAGACATCAGCAGAATTTGCTGCAGCGGCTAACAAGTACGCAAAAATTGTCAATGACATGACGCCAAACATTGAGGCTTTGGCAAATTCATACAACACAGCAAAAGCCAATTACGAAAGCGTGTACGATCGAGCGACTACCGTTCAGCTTGCGTATAAAAACCAAGCAAATACCGTACAGTCTTTAGCCGATTCTGTTAATACACAAACTGAAGCTGTTAAAAAACAAGCTGCTGATCTTGGCACGCTTGTGGCGAAGTACAACGACACAATCAACGAACAGACCAATATCTACACCACAAAGATTGGTGATCAAACCGTAAAAGAAGCCGACACTCTCGTACAACTATTCAAGAACAACGAGTTTAGACCAGCTACGCCTACTGACGCCATGGTGGATCAGTACAGCAAAGAGTTGGCGCAGTACAAACAGGATGGTAAAGACATTGTTGTTGGGTTTGATGACCAATACAAACCTATTCGGGTTAGTGACTTGTATGCGTTTGACGAAGGCACTTTACCAAAAGACTTCGCTATTGACGGCGGTACAAACTACAACAAGCTTGCTCAAGAAATTGTTGCCGATGAACTTGGCGGTATAAAACTCGCCCAAGCGGTGCCTATATCTAAAGAGGTATACACCACGGCGCTGGAACGTGCTCGCCAGCCATTGCTCAGATTGGTGCAGGATGCTGCAAACGATCCAGAGTTTGCGACAAAACTTCCTCAACTCGAAACAACTTTGAAAGGGATGGGGACAAGCATTGCAAAATTGCTTGCAATTACTCCCGCAGGTCAAGCAACATCAATTGCCACTTATCTACCCGAACTTAGCCCTAACGAGCGCACCGAACTAGAACGCCGTCTAAATTCGGGCAAGATCGAACTGTCCCCCTCGGCTGCTGGTGCGGGTAGGGGCACAGTGTTCCCACCGTTTGTTACGTTCAAGCCCGCTACAAATCCGGCACTTCCATACGAGACAAAGCCTTGGGACTATTCAGATACTTCAGAAGCGGTGCAGCCTTGGCAATTGGGTGACCCCACTTCTGGTTTGCCCCTTCCCACTGCTCCAGTGGAGCCTGCGCCGTCACCCTCGCCCCAGCCGACTACGCCGGTGCCCACTGCGCCACCTGCAAACGACCCGCTAATCAATCCTTCACCGTCGCCTCAGCCGACTACGCCGGTGCCCACTGCGCCACCTGCAAACGATCCGCTAATCAACCCTTCGCCGAGCCCGGAGCCTATTTTTGATCCAAAGCAGATACCGGAGGTGTTCCCCACGCCGAGCCCCACGCCGAGCCCTTCGCCGAGCCCGCTGCCAACTTATATCCCACCGATCACTCCAAGCCCGAGCCCCAAGCCAAGCCC